AGAAGTTGTTGTACCACCAGAGATAGCTAAAGTCATAGGTTATGACAGATTAGAAAAAATAAATAATCGTGGTAAGAAAGAAGTAGCACGTAGACAAGAAGAATCAGAACAACAAGAAAAACCACAAGCTAGACAGGTAGCAGAAGGTGGTTTTATAAACACAGACGACAAAATAGCTTCCGCTGATTATTCAGAAGGCGGAATTGATGCTCTCCGAGCTACCTTGTTACGTGCGACAGGTCATTTAGAAAATGTGGAGCAAGGGCTAGGAGAAGGATTTAAGTATGGTAAAAAAAGTAGAGAAGGAGATACTCTACGCCACATACTTACAAGCGGATATATAAGCGAAGATGGCTTTTTAAATAACTTTATGTCAGATCTTTTCGACAGTAGAGAAAAAAGTGAAAATATGTCGGAAGAAAACAAAATTGATTTGAACAATAATAAATTCGGAAGGCTTTTACGACAAAAATATCCAGACAGAGTAGAGTTTACAAAACAGGCTAGAAATGTAGTGGATAAACTAATTAAAGGCGAGACAGTTGAAATAGATGGAGTTTCACCTATGATGAGCGTAAGAGCAGAGTAGAATTCGTCAGCTACCCACAATTAGTGGCCCTGACAAACCGAAGCAGCTACCCGCAGCCATGTGGCACTGCATATAATGAGGTAAAAAACAATGGCAAAACAAGTAAGAGGTGCGAGAGCATTTAAACCCAATGACTCCTTTGGAGTTATCAATAATCCAAATCTTTACAAAAACAAATACCGAGAGGAAGTTGATAAGGAAGATGAGGATGAAGCAGTAGAAGCAAAACAAGAAGATGTTGGCACTCAAGAAGAAGCTACCCAACAAGAAGGTTTTGTTGAAACTAAACAGGAAGAGACTCCTGAACACGACTATAAAAAACGTTATGATGACTTAAAAAAACATTATGACAATAAGCTTCAAGAATGGAAAAGTGAGAAAGAAGCGTTGAAAACAACTGCACAACAGATGGATTTAGACCCTTCAATCAAACTTCCTAAAAGCCCAGACGAACTAGAGGAGTTCAAAAGCAAGTACCCAGACGTGTATGCCGTAGTGCAAACCGTAGCGGCAATGCAGGCTCAAGAACAATCTGAAAGTTTAAAGAAGGAACTTGAAACTATAAAAGGTCGTGAGAAGGAAATGGAAGTTCAAAGTGCATATAAAGTTTTACTTGCCGCACATCCTGATTTTAATGATATTAGGAATGACGAGAAGTTTCTCTTGTGGCTCGATGAACAGCCAAAATCTATTTCTGAGGGTATAACTAAAAACAATACTGATAGCAAATGGGCAATCAGAGTTCTTGACCTTTACAAAGCCGATACTGGCTTAAAAACGAAATCTACTAAATCTAATGCGTCTGCTGCCGAAGCAGTCAGGACACCAAGTTCTAGAGAAGTTCCGACTGACAAGAATGCAAACAAAAAGATTTGGAAGGTATCAGAAATCGCCAAACTCAAGCCGTGGGAATTCGAGAAACTTGAAAAAGAAATCGACCTAGCACGACAAGAAGGGCGAATAACTCAATAACTAACCTCAAATAGAGGAAGGATAGAAAAATGGCTTTTAATTCAGCTTCAGGGTACAATAATTTACCGTCAGGTAATTTTGCTCCCGAAATCTTTAGCCAAAAAGTTCTTAAGTTCTTCCGTAGAGCTTCGGTTGCAGAAGATATTACGAATACCGACTATACTGGCGAAATTGAAAACTTTGGTGATACTGTTAACATAATGAAAGAACCAACACTGACTGTGTCTTCATATTCAAGAGGTTCTGTAGTTAACCCACAAGACTTGGCAGACGATCAAATAACATTGACTGTCGACCAAGCCAATGCTTTCGCATTCAAAATAGACGACATCGAAGAGAGACACTCTCACATTAACTTTGAAGCACTAGCAACTTCTTCAGGTGCTTATGCTCTAAAGAGAAAGTTCGATGCAAACGTTCTTCAAACCTTATCTGACGGTGCTGGAATTGCAGCATCTGCAGTATCAGGTACAACTTTAACAACTACTGCTGCGGCAGGTACATTAGGAACAACTGCTGCTCCTATCAACGTTGAGACAGACGATGCTGGTATTAATATGATGCTTGCAATGGCTAGACTTCTTGACGATGAATCTGTACCTGAAGAGAACAGATGGTTTGTAGCACCTCCAATTTTCTATGAGAAAGTTTTCCAAGCAGGAAACAAGATTGCTGAAGTTCAGGTAACTGGCGACGGTACATCTCCTCTAAGAAATGGTCTTGCAACAGTCGGAACTCTTGCTGGTTTTAGATGTTACAAGTCTACTGCTTTAAATAGCACAGGCGGAATTGATCAGGTAACATTAACAGATGCTTCTGGTACATTAGCTACTGACGCAACTGAGAATGTTATTTTAGCAGGTCACATTTCATCATGTGCAACAGCGTCCCACATCGCAAAGACTGAAGTGGTACGTTCAACTGAATCATTCTCCGACGTCGTTAGAGGATTGCATGTCTTTGGAAGAAAAGTTCTAAGACAAGAAGCAATCGTTCGTGGCGTTGTAGACTTTGCGTAAGGGAGACTAGATAAATGGCTACTTATACTATTACAGGTGCTACTGCTGGTGTTCCACTTGGCATTAAACCTCAGATTATTGAAGTTGTTCTCGACTTCTCTAGCACTAGCTTAACTACTTCAGATTCTGTCGAAGTTTTTGAAATGAAAGCTAATACACTTGTTCTTATGGCAGGTGTTGAGGTTCTCACTGTAGCATCAACTGGTTCTCCAGTTCTTGACTTAGGTGACGATGCTGATGATGACTTGTACGTTGCCGCTTTAAGTGGTACTGCTACTGGTCATGAGATCAACAACGCAGCAGGAACTGCAAAGCTATACACTGCAGCCGATACTATCGACTTGATTGCTAATACAGCAACTTTCGACGGTAAGGTCAGAGTGTTCGCAGTTATCGCAGAGCTTGGTACTGCAGAAACTGCAGCATCTTTTGCGTAAATAACTAACTCAGGGGGGCAGGGCAACTTGCCCTCTTGACAACAATGAGGTAGCGTATGTCTGAGAAAGGTACAATGAAAGGTCACACCATAAAAGGTGGTCACAAACGCCCAACCAAAAAGGGTGCGGGTATGACTAAGAAAGGTGTTGCTAAGTATCGAAGGGATAATCCCGGATCAAAGCTCAAGACAGCAGTAACTGGCAAAGTCAAGCCGGGGAGCAAGGCTGCCAAACGTAGAAAGTCCTATTGTGCAAGAAGTGCAGGGCAAATGAAAAAGTTTCCTAAAGCGGCAAAAGATCCGAATAGCCGTCTAAGACAGGCTAGAAAGAGATGGAAATGTTAATTTCAATTAATTTCACACTATTTAAATTTTTTAATACCATAGCCACCAAGTTTTACAATCGTTACGTGCGAATGTTACACAAGTCACAAGGTAGATAATGGTCACAGTTGAGCAGTTTCTGAAATGGAAGATACTCCCAAGATGTATGATGCTTGCAAGCACAGTCATGTCTTGGAGATGTGCTGAGTGGTTCATGGATTTAGATGCACCCACAGCAGCTCAATCAGCATTTGTATCCGTTGTTATGGGCGTGATGACAGGTGTATTTGGTATTTGGATGGGTCACGAACACAAGGAGCATAAGTAATGTTAACAGCGTTAATAGGTCCTATTGCTAATCTTGCAGGTTCGTGGATGGAAAGCAAGGTAGAGAAAGTCAAGGCTGATGGTCAAGCTAAAGTAGCACAAGCCAAAGCTAAAGCAGTCGTCGCAGAAAAAGTAGCAGCAGGAGAAGTTGCTTGGGAGAAGTCTATGGCAGATGCCACAGATGGATCATGGAAAGACGAGTTTGCACTTATTGTTCTTCTACTACCTGCTATATTAGTCTTCATTCCTAGCATGACAGAATATGTACGAGCAGGGTTTGAAGTTTTGAATACGTTACCAGATTGGTATCAGTATCTTTTATTTATAGCCGTTAGTTCTTCTTTTGGAATTAAGGGTGTTGGTCAAGCGATGAAACTAATGGGGAAGAAGTAATGGGCGACAGAAAAATGGAAACAGCAGGAGCTGCCTTGATGGGTGCAGCAGGTGCGGCAGGTATATACTCGCTAGGTCCTAAGAATACTAAAACAAATAGAATACAGGAAAGAAGAAAAAAACAAAATAAAAAAATAACGGAAAGTAAAGCAAAGATAGATAAAGCTAAATTAAATTTTGCTAAAGAAGATTTAAAAAGATTACAGAAGATAAAAAACTCGGATTTAAGCAAATCAAATATTAAAGTTAAAAATGAATTAATTAAAAAACAACAAGATATTATTAAAAAGGGAACAAGCAACACTTTAAAGGACATAGCTAAGAAAATTGGTTTAAAAACTATTCCGGGAGTAGGTGCTTTTATAGCTGCTTTTTCTTCTAGCCCAGCAGGTAAGGGTTCTGATTTTAAACCGGGAGAAAAGAAAAAAGCATTTGATGGTAAGTTAAGGAAAAAGTGATGAGTTGGCTTTTTAATTTATTTAAGTATTCAGAAGATTTATCTAAACATAGACTTCATACAACCAAGTATGAAGACTTGTGTATGTAGAGGAGAAAATATGGCTAAGAAAAAAGGAAGTCCTAAACCGAAGAATCCAAAACTTTACGCTTCAGTAAAAGCTGCGGCCAAGAAGAAATTCAAGGTGTACCCTTCAGCGTATGCAAATGCTTGGCTTGTACGTGAATATAAGAAACGTGGCGGTACTTACGCATGAGCCTGACTAAGTGGTTCAAAGAAGATTGGCGTGATGTCAAGACAGGCAAAAAGTGTGGTCGTTCTGGTAAAGATAAAAAGAAAAGACCCTATCCTGCCTGCAGACCTAAAGCCGTAGCAAGTAAGATAAGTAAGAAAGAAGCAAGTAAAAAAACAGGACCTGCAAAGGTAAAGTGGTCTGTTACTGCATCAGGTCGA